GATAAAAATCACTGTTACAACTCTATAGAATGGGATGAGGTAAAATGAGCCATACTTTCTTGTCGCTAGATATGAGTCTAATACCTCAATCAACAAAAGATAATGTGCCTACGTTCTGGTTAGGGCTATTCTCTAATGACAATTCAAGAATGCTTATAGATGGCAGGAATAGCAATGGTGATTTAGTTCATCCTCAAGCTGTGCTTAGCGCTTGGTTGCAGTGGTGCGAAAACCCAACAGAGGTTCAAGAAGTCTTAATTGCTACTGCTATCGAATATACAAGCGAACAAATAAAAGCAGAGCAGCAAGATGTAAATTCTATCTGGTATATTGAGCCAGAGGGGTTAACTTAATGGCTTGGGCGTTACGGTTTGATGGTGTAAATGATTATGCTACGTTATCGTTAGCAGCTCCGCAATCTGGATATTTTACGGCAGAAATAGTACCAGAGTTCGGATCACTAAGTGACGGGAACTACAAGTTATATGTAAGAAATGACAATAGTGGTGGGAGGCCTAACTGGTATATAAACCTAACAAAGTCAAGTGGAGTTACAACAGCCGTTTCTTTATTTGCCGATGTAACCACTGTAAACTTCACGCCTATTGATGTTAGTTCCGCATTTAATATTGATTTAACTAGCGACAGCTCAACAAGAGAAGTTAGCTTAACAATAAACGGTACAGTCGCGTTCACGAATACAACTGTTTTTGACGGTAGACTCAGTTATAGTTCTATAATAGCCATAGCAGGCGCTGCTAGTAGATCATTGCCTCTATTACTTAAAACTTACGAGTACGGCAGCTACACAACTGCTGGTGGCAAAGTTCAGACTGCGTTTTTAGATGCAACAGCATCAAGCCACGCAGCAGGAACACCAATCCTAACTGACACCATAGGCGGTAATAACGCTACTGGCGTTAATATGCCAACAGATGGAAGCGCTTGGGTAGATTTGGGTGGTGGGGGTACTACAGGAGCAATAACGCAAACCGCCGAAAGTTTTACTCAATCAGCGTCTGGTAGCGTAACCGTAATCGGATTCACTGGAGCGATAACACAAACAGCGCAGAGCTTCACACAATCGTTATTAGGCGCTATTGGCTATACTGGCTCTATATCTCAAACAGTACAATCTTTTACGCAATCCGCAATAGGTACAGCTTTAACAGCGATAAGCGGAGAGATAAACCAAACCGTACAGAGTTTCACTCAGTCAGCCATTGGTGTGACTGTATTAAATCTAACAGGTACAATAACACAAACATCAAGCGCCTTTACTCAGTCAGCAGCAGGTCTTGTGATAGTGCCTATATCAGGCGTTATCAATCAAACAGTCTCAAGCTTTACAATGTCAGCAGCAGGAAGAATACCTGTTCAGTGGGTGGATAAATTGCCAGCGTCTACATCATGGACTACACAAACAGAAACAACAACAACTTGGACGGATCAAGCAGGTGTTTCAACAATCTGGACAGATAAGGTATAATGTTTTTATTTATAAGGGTTAAGCAATGGAAATTACAATAGCAGCAAGAAACGCAGCAGGCACAGCGTTAACAGATTTATTAAACAGTGGCTCAATTGAAATACGCACAGGTGCAAGCCCAGGCGTTGACTCAGCAGCTACAGGCACTCTCTTAGGTACATTGCCATTATCAGCTACAGCCTTTGGTACATGGTCAGCAGGAAGCGCAACAGCCAATGCGATCACTCAAGACGCATCAGCAGACGCAACAGGCACAGCAGGATATTTTAGAGCGCTTAACGCTGGCAGTGGTGCGGTAATAGATGGAACTATAACAGCAACAGGTGGCGGCGGTGATTTAGAATTAAATTCTGTATCTATCACAGCAGGCGCAACAATTGATATCACATCATGGGTAATAAATCACCCAGCTTAACAGTCAAACATTTAACAGTGAATAACCGAGAGGACTCACAGAATGAAAGAAAAGAATAAAGGCGGGAGGCCCACAAGGTACAAGGATGAATATACCGATCTTGCTTATAAGTATTCGCTATTAGGCGCTACAGATATTCAAATGTCTGATTTCTTTGATGTTGCTGAGTCAACCATACATAAATGGAAGCATGATTTCCCCGAGTTTTCAGAGTCCATAAAAAGAGGAAAGGCTATCGCGGATGCAGAAGTAGCCAATTCTTTGTATAAAAGAGCAACAGGCTACGAGCATGATGAAACGAAAGTTTTTAATAATCAAGGCGAGATTATAACGCACCAGATAACAAAGCATTACGCTCCAGATCCAACAGCAATAGCGTACTGGCTTAATAACAGACAGCGTGATAAGTGGGCGCAAAGGCAAGTCACAGAAAATACGAATATAGAAATGTCTCACGAACAATGGTTGGATTCTCTTGAGTGATAAACGGCAGCAACTAAAAGATGATTTCGCTTTCTACGCTCGCAATTGTTTACAGATAAGAACAAAAGATAGTGGGCTTCAACCTTTCTACTTGAATGAGGCGCAGAAATACATTCATAGCAGGCTAGAACAGCAAATAAAAGATACTGGCAAGGTTAGGGCTATTCTTTTAAAAGGTCGTCAGCAAGGTGCTTCTACTTACGTTGGCGGCAGATTCATTCACAAGACAACTCACAATAAAGGTGTAAGAGCTTTTATTCTCACGCATGACGGTGAATCAACTAACGCGCTGTTTGAAATGACAGAACGCTACTATGAGAATTTACCGCAATTCGTCAAGCCTACTGCTAGTGCTGCTAATGCTAAAGAATTGCATTTCGGAGTGCTGGATTCAGGGTATAAGATAGGTACGGCAGGAAATAAAGCGGTTGGTCGTGGCCAAACATTACAATACTTTCATGGTTCAGAGGTTGCTTTCTGGATGAATGCTAGTGAGCATACTAAAGGAATTATGCAAGCAGTACCTGACGCACCAGGTACGGAAGTGATATGGGAAAGCACAGCTAACGGTGTCGGTAACTTTTTTCATGAGCAATGGAAACTAGCAGAGAAAGGGCAATCAGAATTTCAGGCTATATTTGTGCCGTGGTTCTGGCAATCAGAATACAAAAAAGAACTGCCAGAGGGGTTTAGTTTAACCGAAGAAGAAGAAACGCTATCAGAACAATACTCACTCTCTAAAGAGCAAATGTATTGGCGCAGAATGAAAGTGGCAGAGCTAACAACTGATGGCGTTGATGGTTCAAAAGCATTTAAACAAGAATATCCAATGAACGCAGCAGAAGCGTTTCAAGTGTCGGGTGGTGATGGGTTAATTAGTGCCGATCATTGTATGAAAGCACGTAAAGAGCAAATAACTGGAAACGGTGCTTATATTGTAGGTGTAGATCCAAGTCGCGGTGGCGATAGATTCGCTATAGTACGCAGACAAGGCCGCAAGATGTTCGGCATGGAATCTTACATAGGCGAAGAGTGTAACGCTCTAGCTAAAAATGTATCTATCTGTAAAAAGATATTGGACACAGTAGACCCGATAGCAAAAAAACAGCCAGATATGATGTTCATTGATTACGGTGCTGGCGCTGACTTGGTTGATAGGCTTCACGAACTAGGATACAAGAAGCGGGTTAAGTCTGTTCATTTTGGCTCTACTCCTTTAAATCCAGAACGCTATGTAAACAAACGTAACGAGATTTGGCAAGAGATGCAATTGTGGCTCACTGATGAGTCTCTGCCGGTGCAAATACCAGATAATGACGAAATGCAAGCGGATTTGTGTGCAAGCCCTTATTCGTGGGATAATAAAGAAAGAAAGGTTTTATGGAAAAAAGACCGTATCAAAAAAGAATACGGCTTTAGTCCTGATTACGGTGATGCAGCAGCACTAACATTCGCCGAGCCTGTTAGATTGGATAGTAGCTGGAATAAGCCCTTAAAAGTTAAGCAACGAGTAAATATCGCATGAAGAATGTAAAAATGAATAAAGAACAAGCGCTAGCATTAGTGAAAGTTGCTGACAGTCAAGCGGCTGAATATTGCAATGGGCTAATAGAAGCTAGTGAATTATCTCTTTCTTATTACGAGGGGTTGCCATTCGGAAACGAGATAGAAGGACGCAGCCAATTAATATCTACCGATGTTCAAGACGTTATAGAAGATGATATG